TCGTACCCGAACTACCGGATCTGGACCCTGCAAGCGGCCAAGAACCTGTTTCCCAACGACTGCTCCATCTTCAACAAGGTACGGGCAGCCTGGAACGCGGTTGCGGTGCCGCCGCAGCCGGGCGAGCCGGGGCTGTGCCCGATGTACGCCAAGGTGGTCGCCGGTGACTTCACCGGAGACGGTAAGACGGACATCGCTGTCTTTCGCCCATCGAATGGAACCTTGGTATATCCAGGGCAGCAGCGCGGGTTACTGGACCCGTCAATGGGGTGTTCCGGGCGATATTCCGGTTCCCGGCGATTACGACGGGGATGGCAAGGCCGAGCTGCGCCGCGTCATGCGTTCGGACAATATCGTATTCTACAACGAAGAGGTCGAGTGTGGACTATTCGCGCGGTTGTGCCCCGCGCCGATGCCGCACAAGATTTACGGGCTTTCGCTGGCCGATCAGGTCGGCGGAGAGCAGCGGATTGCGACGGTGCTATGGCGGCAGACGCTCGACAATCTCTATCTTGCCAACAACCCGCGCCCGGTTGTGATGGCCGGGGCCGAGCGCAACGACGGCTCGACCATTAACGATCTTCTCGACGATGCTCCGGGCGCGCTGATCCGCACCAATACCGAGGGCATTGACGCGTTCGCGGTGCCGTTCGTGGCCGACAAGTCATTCCCGATGCTGGCCTATGTTGAGCAGCAGGCGGAATCAAGGACCGGCATCTCGAAGCAGGGCCAGGGCATGGACCCTGACGCCCTCAGCACGGCGGGACAGATCACGGCTACACAGTCGGCGATTGAGGAAGAGGGCCGCAACTCGCGCGGGGAGATGATTGCGCGGATATTCGCCGAGACGGGCCTTCGTGACCTGTTCCGGCTGATGCTCAAGATTCTCGTCAACCACCAGCCGCGTGAGCGAATGGTTCGCCTGCGGAGCAAGTGGGTTCCGATGGACCCGCGCTCGTGGAACGCCGACATGGACGTGTCGATCTCTGTCGGCCTCGGGATCGGCTCGAAGGCGCAGCAGATAATGACGGCCCAGACTGTGCTGACCACGATGGAGGCGCTTGGAGCATCGCCCTATGCTCAGGCTCTGATCGACAGCGAGAAGGTCTATAACGGCGTCAAGCGGCTGTTCAACGCGGCGGGCATCAAGAACGTCGATGACTTCCTGAAAGAGCCGCAGCGCGACGAACAGGGCAACGTGGTGGAACCGCCGCAGCAGCCCGATCCGAAAACGCAAGCCGCGATGGCGCAGGTCCAGATTGCCCAGATGAAGGCGCAATCACAGTCTCAGCTCGACCAGATGAAGCTGGAGCAGCAAGGGCAGGTTGCCTACATGAACGCCCAGCTCGAAGCCCAGAAGGCGTCACACAAAGCGGCGCTGGATCAGCAGTCGGCGCAGTTCGAGGCAGGGCTGGCCCAGCAGAAATTCGCATTCGAGGCGCGGTTGGCAGCACTTGAGGCCGCACATAACGAGCACATGGACCACCGTAACGCCGAGCGTCAGGACCGGATTGCGGAATCGACGATCCACAAGAACCGTTCGGGCGGCGATCTTAGCAAATGAACGAACAGGCGCTCCGCGAGGCAGCGGCGACCGGCTCGAAATACAGGGAACACTTAGACGACTTCCACGCCGCGATTGACGCGGTTGCGGCGCAATATGCCGACGCATGGGCAACGACGTTCGACGCGCACGAGCGCGAGAACCTGTGGCGCGGCGTCCAGGTGTGCCGGAAGATGAAGGAACATTTCGGAGCGCTGGTGAGCGGCGGAACGCTCGCAACGCACCAACTGAGTGAGCTCAGGAGGCTCGGCAAGTAATTCCGCCCCACGGGGGCTTTATCCAAAGGTGAACAATGACCGACACTCCCCAGCCTTCCGAGGCAGGAGAAACAGAGGTCGCGCACGGCGATGATCCATTCGCCAGCGCCGCCGATGCTTTCAAGAATTTCAGTTCCGACGCGCCCGAAACCCAGGAGCGCGTCCGGGACGAACAGGGCCGGTTCGCAAGGGCCGCGTCCGAAGAGATCGAAGCCGAGGAGCAATCCGAAGCAGAGAGCCATGACGAAGTAGAGACGGACGAAGCAGCCGAAGAGGCCCAGCAAGAAGCCGTTGACCTGCCGACATCATGGCCCTCGGAAATGGCAGAGAAGTGGAGCGAGCTCCCAGCCGAGACGCAGGCGTTCATTCGCCAGCGCGACGCAGAGCAGACCGCCGCAGTCAACGCCAAGTTCCAGGAAGCCGCCAACGTGAGGAAGGCCAACGAGGCCGTCATCATCGAGGCAAATCAGTCACGCCAGAGGTTCGTCGAGGCGGCAGACCATGTGTTGAGCATGGTTCAGCCGCAGCGGCCGCCGCTGTCGATGCTCACACCGGGATCGCACGATTACAACCCGGACCACTATCATCTGTTGAACGCGCAGGCCGATCAGACCGAACGCCTCATTGCCGACGTGCAGCAGCAGCGCTCACAGGCGCTTGCCCAGCTTACCCAGGCCGCAGAGGCGCAGGCATTTGAAGAGATGAGCCAGATAGAGGCGAAAGCCCGTCCGGCTTTGTTCAAGGACGTTCCAGAACTTAGCGACCCTCAGAAGCATAACGAGGCGCTTGGTTCAATCGTCCGCTACGCCATTGAAAGCGGGATTCCGCAGTCGGTGTTCACCGACCCGGAACAGGCGAAGTTCGTCACCTCCGCTCAAATCCACTTGGCGTGGAAGGCTTCGCAATACGACAAGATGATCGCGGCAAAGGCGAAGGTGAATCCAAAGGCACCCAAGCCCGCCGCTCCCGTGGTTCGTCCGGGTGTAACCACGAGCAAGAGCCAGGTTGAGTCCGTCCAGCGCAAGAACGTCATGGAGCGACTGAATCGCGAAGGCAGCATCGAAGCCGGTGCCGCCGCTTTCAAGCTCTTTTCAAAGGCTAGATAACAATGACCAAAGTGACCAATGCGGTCGCCACCTATGACGTGACGACCAACCGGGAGGACTTGGCGGACGCGGTTTACCGCATTTCGCCTGCCGATACCCCGTTCATGACCGCCGTTCCGCGCACCAAGGCCACCGCCGTCAACCACGAGTGGTCGCTCGACACGCTGGACTCGGTGAATACCTCGAACGCCCGCCTCGAAGGTGACGCGCTTTCCCGCGCTGCATCCACGAACCCGGCGCGCAAGAGCAACATCTGCCAGATCAGCTCGCGCGACGCGACCGTCACCGGAACCCAACGGGCGACCAACCCGGCGGGAATCGACGACATGCTCGCATTCCAGATGTCCAAGAAGAGCCTTGTGCTCCGCAAGGACATGGAAGCAATCCTGCTCGGCAACACCGGCCTCAATTCGGGCAACACCACGACCGCGCGCACTCTGCGTTCGTTCAATGCCTGGATCAATGGCAACGGCTCGCGCAACGGCGCTGGCGCGGACTCGACTGCGGCAACCGCAGCTGCGACGGACGGCACTTCGGCCGACCTCCGCACCTTCACCGAAACTCTGCTCAAGGACGCCATCCTTGACGCATACACCGACGGCGGTTCTCCGGACCTTGTGCTGCTCGGCGGTGCGAACAAGCAGATTTTCTCGGGCTTCACCGGTCGCTCGATCTCGCAGCTCATCGTTGGAGCTGGCAAGGTTGACGGTGCCGCGAACCTGTATGCGTCGGACTTCGGCGACCTCAAGGTCGTCCCGAACCGCACTATGCGGAGCCGCGACGTTTACGTCATCGACACGAGCAAGGTGGCCGTGTCCTACCTGCGCGCTTTCGAGCCGCAGGAAATTGGCCGCGTTGGCGACGCCGTGACGCAGGACCTCATCTCCGAGTACACGCTGGAGATGCGCGCCCCTGACGCTCACGCGCTTATTGCCGACACCAACGGCTAACAGAACTGGGGCGGGGAGCAATCCTCGCCCCTTTTCCTTTCGAGGATCGGACAATGGCAACCTGCAACTCGCGGGACGTGAGCAAATATACGTTCACGCGGCCCGCCGACACGACGGCCTATGCGTCAGGCGATATTGTCGCGAATTCGACCACGGCTGGCTCGGTCGTTCCACTGAATTTTCCGAATTGCTCCAACGGCGTCGGACACCCGATGCAGCTCCGCCGCGTGCGTATCTTCAAGAGCGGAACAAGCACAACGAACGCCAGCTTCCGCGTTCACCTGTTCAATGTCCTGCCGACGGTAAGTTCCGGCGATAACGCGGCCCTCGCGATCACAACGGGCGGTGCGAACTACCTTGGACAAGTCGATGTGACCGTTGGTCAAGGAACCGGCGACGGAGCTGCCGGACAGGCAACCACCGAGATCAACTGTCACCCGGCCGCACAGGCGACCAACCTCTACGGGCTTCTGGAGGCTCGCGGAGCATACACCCCCGCGAGCGGGGAATCCTTTACCGTCGCCCTAGAGATTGTGCAGGACTAATGGCGAAATCGGCACCGCTTTCGATTGACGCCGGGAAGCGCGTCAAGGTCATCTATCACGAGGAAGGCGACAAAACCTTCGTCGAGACAAGGCAGGACGTTGAGCCGATCATCGAAGCGGCCAAGATTCTTGCCGAGGTTCCGCCCGATCCCAAGGATGGTTGGCGGTTCATCTGCTCGATTCCTGATGTGGTGTGGAACCAGGCTGTCGCGGAAGGGTGGATTCACGACAAGGCGCGGTGGCGCAAGTGGGCCTCCGATCCCGATAACAGGGCGTTTGCCGGCGGGATCAGGCCGCGCCTGTGAAGCCGCTTAAGATCGCCCTCTGCATTCCCGCCCACAGGCAGGTAGAGGCCAAGTTTACGCAATGCCTCGCGGGGCTGATTGCTCACTCGTTGGGCGCAACGGTCGTCATTGACGATGAGCCCGCCAAGATACAATTCGAGACGTTCATCGTTTCAAGTTCATTGCTTCCAGAAAGCCGCAACCGCCTGGTTGTCGAGGCTATCCATTGGGAAGCCGATTACATGCTGTGGATGGACGCCGACCACGTTTTCCCGTGCGAGGCGCTCCTGATGCTCCTGTCACGGTCCAAGCTGGTTGTCGGCTGCAATTACGCACGTCGCTTTAGTCCAACGTCTCCCACGGCCTCTAAGGACGGCGAGGACGACCAGATGGACTTGGTTTGGACGACCAAGGAGAAAGCCGAAGCGAAGGAAATCGAAGAGGTCGCTCATCTGGGGCTTGGCCTCTGCCTCGTGGACATGCGGGTTTACGCGCTCCTCGAACACAAGGCGACCGAAGAGGGCAAGGAGCACTTCTGGCCGCTATTCGAGGTCAGCGCAAAGCCTGACGGCATCGGCTGCATCGGCGAGGACGTGAAGTATTTCAAAATGCTACGTGACGCGGGGGTGAAAATCTTCCTCGATCACGAGCTGAGCTGGGACGTGGGGCATCTGTCGGAGCAAATCCTGACCAACGCTCACACGATCATTCAAAAAGACAAATACGCCGAGTGGACGAAACGCAAGCTGGAGAAGTTTGAGCAATGAGTATCTCACTTGCCGTCTCTTCAGCGGGCGCAATCCCTGATCTCGACACACTCACCGTCAAGGCTGGGGAGTGGCTCGACCGCGACGATATTGCGGACAAGATTCCGACCTTCATTGCGATGGCCGAAGCGCTGTTCAACCGCGAACTGCGCTGCCCGCCGATGGAGCGAACGATCACGTTCTCGGCTGCTGACGAGGACACGCCGCTTCCCGACGATTATCTCGCGATGCGGGGAATTTATGTCGAGGGAACGCCGGATCAGCCGCTGAGGGCGACTTCGCCGTCATCGACGCGGCAAGAGTTCAATGGCGTAGCGGGAACGCCGGAAGTC